ATAAACGTAAAAACAGATCAAGCACAGAAAAAACTTAGTGCCTTAACAAAAGAAATTAATAAAGGAAATAGAAAAATAAACACCTTTTTTAAAGGTGCAAATCCTGGAATGACTGTTTTTGGAAATAAAATTTCAAAGGTTAGAGATGAATTATCTTCAGTTAGAAAGGCATTTGATGATGCCTCAAGTGCTGTTGAAAGACAAAGAGGTGCTACTGCCTTATTAGCAGGTAATTTTAAAAAATTAAGAATGGAAGCTGTTGCATTTGCTAAAGCAAGTGGAGCAGATCCGTCTTTAACTATTGGAAGTGTAAGTGCAAGAATAAAAGAGATACAACAATTCCCTAGAACAATACTTGCTGGCAATGAAGCAATGAGTTTGCTCAAGCGTATGCAAGAGATGACTATTGTTGGATCAAAAGAATTTTTAGAAGTAAGTAAAGCTATTGGAGTTCAGTTAGGTATAAATGCAAATATACAAAGTCAGGCAGCTAGAGCAGCAAAACCATTTACTTCTTCAACTGCTTTTGTTAGTAAAGAACAATTAAGAGGACTTAAAAAAGGTGAAACCCTTATACCACCAAGCAGAAGATTACCAGCAGCAGGTGAAGGTGGAGCAGCATCAGGAGCTTTTAGGATTGTATTAAAAGAACCAACTCTTAAAAAAGCAGTAAATACTATAAATAAAAATTCTGCAAAGACAGCAAATATTTTATCTCAACAAACTGCTTTTGGTGCATTACCACCTATAGGAGGTACATCAAGTCCAATAAATAAAAGATTTTCAGCAGCAAATTTAGGCTTTGGTCGTAACGCTAATCCAAAGGGATTATTTGCATTTCCAGGAGGGAGAAGTGCAAGAATTAAAGGTGGTATTGGTAGTGCCCTTATTGGTGGTGGTTTTCCTGCTTTGTTTGGTGCTGGTGGTATAAGTTCCGCTTTAGGAGGTATTGCTGGTGGTGCTGGAGGTGCATTAGCTCCAGGAGGAGGATTTGCTGCATCAATTTTTGCTACTGCTATTGCTGCACAAATAGAAAAAGCACAACAATTTAGAAAAGCAATAAAAAAAATAAATGATGATTTAGCAAATATGAATATACAATCACAATTTTCAAGGCAAAGTATAAAACAATTAGCAAGAGACTTCGATATTACTAACGATGAAGCTCTTAAGTTAGCGGAAACTATCAAAACATTTGGAGCAGATAGAGGTTTAGGTTTATTAAGAGCTTTTGGATCAATAGAAACCTTTAAAGTTTTGGCTGGTTTGCAAGATACTGGTTCAGTTTTAGGAAAAATTGAACAATTACAAAGTGAAATTAGTGAAGAAAAGCGAAGAGAACTTTTACAGACATTGGCAACTAAAGGTCCACTTGAAGCACAACTAGCATTAGAAGATGCAATATTAGAAAAATCACGAAAAAGAAATAGAGAAGCAGATAAACGAGAAAAGAAAAGAAAAGAATTTGAAAGAGCAGCTAGGGGTGGTCTTGGCTTAGAATCTATTATTGCTGCCAATAAAGCAAAAGAACAAACTAGATTTGAAGGTATTGCTACTGCTGCTGTATTTAGAGATGATAATCAAGTACAAAGAGAGTTTTTAGAAAATACAAAATTAGTAAATGAACAATTAAGATTTTTAGCTGAATTTAAAGCACCTGCTGATGAATTAAAAGAAATGTTAAATCCAATGCGTCAGATTTTAGATTTAAGTGTTGCTATAAGAGATGGTTTCCAAGAATCATTTAGTGGAATTATTAAAGGAACAATGACTGTTGGCGAAGCGTTTAGAAATATGTTAAATCGTATTGCAGATCATTTTCTTGATACTGCTGCAAGAATGGCTGCTACACAAATACAAAAAGGATTTTTAGGTCTTTTTAGTAATATGTTTAATTTTGGAACTACTAGTAGAGCAGATCAGTTTTTAGGTGGAGTTGCAAATCCTTTTGGAGGTGGTGGTTCTAATTCAATACCTTTTGGTTCTATAGATTTAGGTTTAGGTTCAAGAGCAGATGGTGGGCCAGTAAAACGAGGTGGTAAATTTATCGTAGGAGAACGTGGGCCAGAGTTATTCACACCTGGAGTATCAGGAATGATTACACCCAATCATGCTCTTGGTGGTTCTACAAGTGTTGTCGTAAATGTAGATGCCTCTGGTTCTTCTGTTGAAGGTGATGAACAAGGTGGCAGAGAACTTGGTCTTGTATTGTCAGCAGCGATAGAATCTGAATTAATTAAACAAAAACGTCCTGGAGGTTTACTTGCATAATGGCTACCTTTCCCTCGATCACCCCAACCTACGGACAGCAGAAAAGATCTGCACCAAATACTAGAACAGTACGTTTTGCAGATGGCTTTGAACATAGAATATTATTTGGACTCGCTGCTCATCAAAACCCAAAGATATTCAATTTTACCTTTAATGTTTCGGAGACAGAAGCAGATGTCATAGAAGGATTCTTGGACAGTAGAGCTAATGATAGTGCCAGTTTTGATTTCACTCCACCTGGAGAGGGCTTTACAAAAACAGGAACTTATTCTCAGTCAGGAACTACAGTTACAATCACAATTACAAATCATGGTGTTGCAGTAGGAGATGAACTGACAGTAGATTACACTTCTGGTTCTGCTACTGATGGTACGTTTATTGTTGCCTCTGTTGCAGATTCAAATACTTTTACAGTAACGGCTGCTGCCAGTGCCACTAATAGTGGGAATGTTTCTATCACCTTGTCTGGTGCTGGCAAATATGTCTGTGAATCTTGGAATAAATCTATTCCTTATAATAATCGTGCCACAATACAGGCAACATTCAGAGAGGTATTTGAACCATGAGTAGTGCTTCTGTTATTAGTGATCTACAAAGTATTAATCCGTCAGCAATAATAGAACTTTTTACTCTTACAACTACAGCAGCATTACATGGATCGGCTACAACTCATAGATTTCATAATGGAACAAGTCTAAAAGATAATGGTGAAATAGTCTGGGCTGGTGATACATACCAAAGATTTCCTATACAGGCAGAAGGTTTTGCTTTCCAGAAAGGGCAACTACCTAGACCTACTTTGACTGTCAGTAACGCATTGGGAACAATCACAGCTATTCTTTTGAATGTAAATGAAACTACAACAGGAAACGATTTAACTGGTGCTACTGTCACTCGAATCAGAACTCTTGCAAAGTTTTTAGATGCTGTAAACTTTCCAAGCAATATAAATCCTTATGGCACACCAGATCCTAATGCAGAGTTTCCGCAGGAGATTTATTCAATTGATCGTAAGTCAGCAGAAAACAGAGAAGTTGTTACTTTTGAACTTGCAGCAGTATTAGACTTAGCAGGTATTCGTGCTCCTAAAAGGCAATGCACAAGAGCAGAGTTTCCTTCGATTGGAACGATCAACGGATGAATTGGAAAGACGCTGCATTGGTTCATGCAAAAGACCAAGACCCCAAAGAATCTGTTGGATTATTAGTAAATATCAAAGGCAAAGAAAGATATTTCCCCTGCAATAATCTTGCTATGACTGCTCATCAATGTTTCATTCTTGATCCAGTTGATTATGTCAAAGCATCAAATCAGGGAGATATTGTTGCAGTTGTTCATTCTCACCCTGTCACTCCACCAATAGCTAGTCAGGCAGATAAATTAAGCTGTGAACAGAGTAAACTTCCGTGGCATATAGTTAATCCAAAAACAGAGCAATGGGGATATTATGAACCATCAGGGTATAAAGCACCTTTATTGGGTCGTCCGTGGGTCTGGGGTGTTACTGATTGTTGGTCTTTGGTTAGAGATTGGTATAAACAGGAGAAAGGTATTGAACTTAGAGATTGGGAAAGACCTTTAACACCAGAAGAGTTTTTAAAAGATCCAATGTTTGAAAGATGTGCATGGAGAACTGGTTTTAGACAGTTGAGACAGGAAGAAAAGTTAGAGAATGGTGATTTATTATTTATTACTAAAATGTACAGGAGGGAGGTATCGTTATGCTTCGTAAGATAAAACTATATGGAGAACTGGCAGAGTTTGTTGGTCATAAAGAATTTGAAGTGCAGGTGGATAGTCTTGCCAAAGCAGTAAGTTTTTTAATCAATAATTTTGAGGGTATAGATAAATTTATGAGTCCAAAATATTATCAGGTAAAAATAGGAAATTATGAAATAAATGAATCAGAGTTTAACTATCCGATAGGACAACAGGATATACATTTTATTCCCGTTATTGCTGGTGCTGGCGGTAATGTTGGAAAAATTCTTGGTGGTGCCGCTTTGATTGGTTTATCTTTCATGTCATTTGGTACTTCAGCAGGATTAGGTGTTGCTTTTTCCAAAGGATTTGCCAAAGTTGGTCTTATACAAAAAGGATTATTTGGAATAGGTGCAGCTTTAACTTTAGGAGGGGTGTCAGATATGCTTTTCCCTATGCAAAAACCTAAAGAATTTAGTTCTGAGCAAGACCCCAGATTATCTTTCAGCTTTTCTGGAACGCAACAGACAAGCAGGGCAGGTACTCCAGTTCCTATAGTTTATGGTGAAATTTTTACAGGAAGTGTTGTAATAAGTGGAGGAATAGACACTGAGCAGGTACAGGCATGACAAAAGATCCTAAATTAATCAGAGGTGCTGGTGGTCCTCCCCCACCTCCACCTCCAAGACAACCAACAAGAACTCCTGATACTTTACATAGTAAGCAGTTTGCAACTTTCCTTGATCTTATTTCTGAAGGAGAGATAGAAGGTTTTGCATCTCCATCAAAAGAAGGTCTGACAAAAGGAACTACTGCATATACAAACGCATCACTAAAAGATGTATTTTTGAATAATACTCCTGTCTTAAAAGCAACAGCCAGTTCATCTAGTCCTGCTACAAACGACTTTAATTTTCAGAATATTTCTTTTGTTTCACGTTTTGGAACGTCTAGTCAGACAAAGATTCCTGGAATTGAAACTAGCCAATCTATTACTCCTGTCGGTGTAAC